TGATGTTAATTCTTTAACTTATCCTTTAGGAAAAAGTTGGGAAAAATATTGTGAGGATAATTCAATCACTTATTTTAACACTTTACAAATACCTTAATATCTTTATATATGTTCTATGCTCAAAAACATCATAGAGTTTAGTGCAAAAAAAAGTATTTTACAAAACAAAAATATTCATCCAATACCTTCTAAGTTAAATATACCTGATTGGTTCAAAAAACTAGAACACACTTTTACCAACAGAACTATAAAAGGCTGTATACCTGTTTTAGATTCATTGACAGCGGGATATATTCTTAAAATACCTATTGATGTTTATATTGAACATAATGTAATTAAGAATCAAGAAAGAACGACAAAAATCACTTCAGGTCTAAATCGTAGCCAATTTAATCTAAACGTAAATGAAAGCGATGATACACACCCCACCTCACAATTGGGGGATGAATGTCCTTTAACTAAAAAAAACAAAAATCTACCTTTTCTTAAAATTATGAACCCTTGGACAATAAAAACTCCCTTAGGATATTCATGCTTGTTTTTACCACCTTTAAACAATAGCGATGACAGGTTTTCTATAATCCCAGCAATAGTAGATACAGATTCCTATGCTAATGAAATAAATTTTCCCTTTGTTATAAATGGTGATAAATACCCAGTGCTAAAAAGCATAATAAAAGAGGGCACACCTTTTGTTCAAGTAATACCGTTTAAAAGAGATAATTGGCAAATGAATTTGACTTGTACAAAAGATACTGAACTACAATTAGAAAAATTTAAACTATTTTCAAAATTCATTAATAAGTATAAAAATAAATGGTGGTATAAAAAATCATGGAAATAAAAAATACAAACTCAAATATGGATAAGTTAAACACTTATATACAAATTTATGATAATTTATTACCAGAAAAAACATTAAAAATCTTTACAAAATTTTGTACAAATGATTTAAAATTTAAGAATGCAACGGTAGTTAAAGAGGATGGTACAACGGAGGTTGACAAAAAAATTCGAAATGTTGAAACTTATTACTGTAGTAATTTAAATGATTTAAGCTTTAGTGTTGTTCATTGGACAAACTATATGCAATATATGGTTAATGAAAAAATTAAAAAATATGCAAAAGACTTAGAAATAAATTTTGGAGTTACAATAAACGACATTCAAATATTAAAATATGTTCCTGGAGGTTTTTATAAATTTCATATAGATCATGGCTCTGCAATACCTAGAACGCTAAGTATGATTTATTTTATAAACGATGATTACGAGGGTGGAGATCTTCATTTTAAATTATGGAAAGAAAATAAAATAATTCAAATAGATAAAAAATCCAATAGACTTATAATTTGGCCAAGCAATTTCATGTACCCTCATGCAGTGCAACCAGTTACTAAAGGAACAAGATACTCGATGGTTTTATGGGCACTTTAAAAGAATTAAATTACAAACACATAAAAAATTTTTTAACTAAAAATGAAGTGGAACTTTTTTCTACTTATTGTGAAATAAAACATAGGTCTAATTTAAATAATTTTGATTCTCAACCTATATCTCATAACAGAGATACTTATTTTTACGGAGATACCATTATGGACTCTTTATTATTATTAAAACAAAAATTTATTGAAGAAGCTGTTGGTGAAAAATTATTACCAACTTATTCATACTGGAGGATGTATACTAAGTACGCAACTTTGGATAAACATATAGACAGGCCCTCATGTGAAGTAAGTGTTACTACAAATTTAGGGAACTGTGGTGTAGATTGGCCAATATTAATGGGTGATAAAGAAGTGAATATTTTACCAGGTGATGCAGTAATTTATTTTGGTCCTAAAATAGAACATGGACGAGATGAGTTTTTGGGGGATTGGGCAGCACAATGTTTTTTACATTATGTATATAAGGATGGCCCTTATAAAGATTTACATATGGATGGTAGAAAATTTTGGGCAATAGAAAGAAAATGAACTTTATTCAAAATAAAAAAGACGGAGCCTGTGATTTACATTTTAGTGATGAAGAAATTAAAATAATTATTCGAAATAAAAAAATTCATTTTAGTCCTGAATTTTTAAGACACTTCGGTAATACGTTAGTTAAAATTGTTATGGATTTTAATATTAATTTTAATGAAGACGTAAAAAACATGCAAACTAGTGGAAACCAAAGTATAGATCTTTCAGATGATTCAAGTAACAAATAATTTTTTAAATAATGAAGAATTTTTCAAAATTCAAAAAACCATATGGGGAGTTGATTTTCCATGGTTTATTAAATCACCTGGAGTATTTTTTCACCACCTATATGATAAAGAAAAAAATAAATTAAGCCCTTTTATTTACATTTTAGATTCTTTAAATAAAAACCTAAAGGTGTCTACTTTAATTGATTCTCAAATACTAATGACACTTAAAACTGATAAAGCAGTGGAGTCAGAAGTTGCTAATTCGAAGGATATTTACGATAAAAGTATGAAAAGTATATTATTTTTTAATACATCAAATGCCAGTGTAAATATATCTGGCTTAAAAATAATAAAATGTGAAGAAAATAGGTTATTAACTTTACCAACAAATATAGCTCATTTTGGTGCAACTCAAACCGATGAACCAATTAATATAGTATTAACTATAAATTACTTGTTGTAAATGGTATAATACTTTATGCCTTTAACAAATGTACAGATAAGACCAGGATTTAACAAACAAGTCACAGAAACAGGAGCCGAAGGGCAATGGACAGATGGTGACTTTGTTAGATTTAGATATGGTTTACCAGAAAAAATTGGTGGGTGGCAACAGATAACTGATTCTACTTTAGTCGGAGCTGTACGAGAACAACTTGTTTGGGCAGATTTAGACGGTAGAAAGTACGCAGCTTTAGGCACAAACAAAGGATTATTTATTTATTACGAAGGCGCATTTTATGATATCACTCCTCTTGATACAGCACTTACAGGTGCAACATTCGATACTACAGATACATCAGCAACGGTCACCGTAAACAAAGCATCACATGGTTTAAGTGCAGGAGATCTATTTACCTTTACTTCTGTAACACCACCTGTTGGTGCGGGATATGTATCTGCTGATTTTGAAACAAATACTTTTCAAGTAGTGACAGCACCGACTGCGAATACTTTTACAATCACAATGGCTGCTGCCGCAACAGCAACAACATCTACAAGTGGCTCTGCTGATATAAATCCTTACGCAACTGTTGGTCCACTATCACAAACTTATGGTTATGGTTGGGGCACAGATACGTGGGGTGCAGGTGGTTGGGGTGACGCATCAAATACCTCTACAGTTGTATTAGATCCTGGATCTTGGTCTTTAGACCATTTTGGTCAAATACTTATTGCAACTGTTAAAAATGGTAAGACATTTAAATGGAGTCCTATTAATTTAGATCCTAATGCTTTAACAACAAGAGCAACTATTGTAAGTGGTGCTCCGACAAAATCCGTTATGTCGATTGTCTCTGAAAGAGATAGACACTTAATTATTCTTGGCACTGAAACTGTAATTGGTAACGCATCCACTCAAGATAAAATGTTTATTAGATTTTCTGATCAAGAAGATATTTCAGATTACACACCAACATCAGTTAACACTGCAGGAACATTTAGGTTTGACTCAGGTGTTAAAATAGTGGGAGCTGCTAAAGCTAAAGATTATATTTTAATACTTACGGATACCTCCGCTTATGTGATGCAATTTGTAGGTCCACCTTTTACCTTTTCTATTAGACAAGTAGGAAGTAATTGTGGAGCTATCGGACAGCATGCAATTAAATATGTTAACGGAGCTGTATGGTGGATGGGTCAAGCAGGTGGTTTTTTTGTATACGATGGTACTGTAAAAGCTCTCCCTTGTTTAGTAGAAGATTTTGTATTTACTAATAAAGGTAATAATCTAGGTATTAATTACAATTCAGGAGAAGTTGTTTACGCAGGTTTAAATCATTTATATAGTGAGATTAATTGGTTTTACCCTAAATCAGGATCAGAGAAAGTGGATAGAGTGGTATCTTATAACTATGAAGAAAATGTTTGGACTACAGGTTCTATGGACAGAACCTCTTGGGCAGACTCAACTTTATATGACAATCCATACGCAACTAAATTTAATACAACAGGTACTCCTACATACCCAACTATACAAGGTGTAACAAATGTTAATGGAGCATCTACATATTATGCTCATGAGGTTGGTAATAATCAAGTAGATTCAACAGGAACTAAAACAGCCATTCCTGCATTTATTCAATCTGGAGATTTTACTTTAGCAGAAGGAGAAGTCTTTATTAGTATGAGAAGATTTGTGCCTGATTTTAAATTGATAACTGGTGACGCACAGATAACCATAAATTTAAGAGACTATCCAGCAGATGGAGCAGCCTCTTCACCTCTTGGACCCTTTACAGTAAATAGCTCAACTGATAAAATAGATACCCGTGCTAGGTCTAGGTTCGCTAGTTTAAAAATAGCAAACACCTCAACAGATCAAAACTGGAGATTTGGTACGTTTAGAGCTGATGTGCAACCTGATGGTATGAGAGGATAATGGACGAAATATTTTTAAGAGATTACGCTAATAATGTTGCCATGGCACAAGATCCAACTGGCATAGCTGCGATACAAACACAACCTGGATTTGAGGGTTATGTACCTTCTTTCTCAACTGTAGACCAGCCGATGGTAAATCAAAATTTAAATTTATTACCTGAAGGTGGAATAAACTTACCACCTATGAAAGAGATAGCAGGCAACATTTTACAAGATAGATTAAAAAGTTATGCACTTAAAAAAATAGGATTAGATGGTTTAAAAGGGAATATATTAAAAGGTATTGTAAACCCTTATGTTGGTCTTGCATCCTTTTTACCGGAAAATGTAAGCCCAATTAATGCATTACAAAATTTAAATACTCAAGTTCAATCAAGTTTATTTGGCAGATCTAAAACAATGGCCGATTACTTAGCTGCTAAACGAGAACAAAAAGTTATGCAAAATATTCAAAGACAAACAACTAATGCACTTACTGATCAAGAAAGAGCAATGGCACAAAGAGCTATAAGCGGTGGTCAAGGACAAAGTATACCGGACAGAAATAGAGGACAAGTAACTTCTTCTCCAGGCTTCTCATCTAGAGAAAGAGGAGCAGCATTACATGGCTAAGATTAATGCGGGTATTCCCGAACCTACTCCTGAATATAAACAAGAAAACCAAAGACAGATAGCTCAGGCTATTCGTACAGTTCAAGATCAATTAAACACTTCTTTTCAAGAAGATTTAAAACAAGAAGTTGAAAGAGTTTCTTGGTATACAATGAGGTAATATGAGTTGTAATAATGTAAACACAACAGGGTCAACAGTACCAGGATCAGCTGAAATAGATTTTTATCTTGCAGTTGCTAAAGGTGACTTTACTGGTTACACAAAAGTAAATAAGTTTGGATATAATGATTCAATTGGATCAGGTGCTTTTGAAGTTATTTGGGAAACAGGCGGACAATACCCTTATCAGTCCGCTGCAGTTACTGTTGATGTAGTAAGTGATGATGCTAATGATGATGTAGCAGGAACTGGTGCTAGAACTTTGAAGATACAAGGATTAGATGGTTCTTATAATTTAGCTGAAGAGACAGTTGATATGGATGGGACAACCACAGTTACAACTACACAAACTTTTTTAAGAGTATTTAGAATGTCTGTTGAGACTGCTGGAACATCTGGAAACAATGAAGGTAATATTACTGTAACCTATACAGGTGGATCTGATGTTGCTGCAACCAT